TACCTGTAGTATACCCGCGGTAGGTGTCTGATGACCCTCGCTGTATCGTTGCTGTAAAACAGTGGCTAAACAGCAATGACCATTCGTGGGCGTCCGTTTCAGAAAGGCCAATCGGGCAACCCTCGCGGGCGCCCCAAACGCGGCGCCGCGCTCACGGACTTCGCCCGCTGGGCCGTGCTGCAGACCGCCGGGCCGGACGACCGCCGCACCCGCGGTCAGGCCCTCGCCGAGGCGCTCGTCAGCAAAGCGATCGAGGGCGATGTCACGGCGATCAAGCTGCTCTTCGACCGCCTCGATGGCCCGGTGCCACAGGTGCTTACCGGCGAGGGCGGCGGCCCGATTCGCATCGCTTGGCCGTGGGAGGACGCTGCGGTAGCCGAACCGCCCGACCCCATCATCACGGTGAACGGGGCGACGCATGGCGAGTTACCTGCTCCCTGACCTGCACGCCGGCCAGCGCCGCGTCGCCGCAAGCTCGGCGCGCTTCCGCGTCGTCGCCTGCGGCCGGCGCTGGGGAAAGACATCGTTCGGCGCGATCACCTGCCTGCGCACCGCGCTCGCCGGCGGTGTCGCCTGGTGGGTCGCGCCCTCCTATCCGATGGCCGCGGTGGGCTGGCGCATGGTCAAGCAACTCGCCGTGCAGGTGCCCCAGAGCGACGCCCGCGAACTCGACCGCCGCGTGTCGGTCCCCGGCCGCGGCTGGCTGCAGGTCCGCTCGGCCGACGACCCCGACTCGCTCCGCGGCGAGGGGCTCGACCTCGTGGTGATGGACGAAGCCGCCTTTACCCGCGAGACGGCGTGGACCCAGGCGCTGCGCCCCGCGCTCGCCGACCGCCGCGGCTGCGCGCTGTTTCTCTCGACGCCCAAGGGGCGCAACTGGTTCTATCACCTGTACCTGCGCGGCCAGGACCAGAACGAGACCGAGTACGCAAGCTGGAACCTGCCCAGCGCCGATAACCCCTACCTCGCGCCGGCGGAGCTCGAGCAGGCGCAGCGTGACCTGCCGCAGCGCTGGTTCGAGCAGGAGCACCTCGCACGCTTTCTTGAAGATGGCGGTGGCGTGTTTCGCGGCGTACGGGCTGCGATCACGGATCGCACGACCAGCGGCGACGTGTTTGTCGGCGTTGACCTCGGCCAGTCCTACGACGCAACCGTCTTCGTCGCCCTCCAGGACGGCTACGTCGTCGGTATGGACCGCTTTACCGGCGTCGGCTGGGCGCTCCAGTTCGGTCGTCTGCAAACGTTCTGTGACAGGTTTGCCCCGGCACGGATCGTGATTGAGACAAACTTTCAGCGCATGTTCGCCGAGCAGGCGCAACGCGAGCTGCCGTATCCGGTCGAGGGCTTCGTCACCACGGCGCCCAGTAAGCGGGCGCTCATCGATGCGCTCGCCCGCGCGATCGAGCGGCAGGAGGTCACCTATCCCGACCTGCCGGAACTCGTGAACGAGCTGGAGGCGTTTGAATTCAGCGAGACGCCGGCTGGCGGTCTGAAGCTGGGGGCGCCGGCCGGCTACCACGACGACTGTGTGATCGCGCTGGCGCTGGCGTATCGTGCGAGTTGCCGTGGTGTAGCGGCAGGCAGCTTCGCCGACTTCAGCGGCTACGATGTGCCGGCCGGGCGTGTCGCGTTTCGAGGACTGTGATGGCTGGACGGCTGCGTCGTGTGACGCTTCAGTTTACGCCGGAAGAGTACGCCGCATTGCAGGCCGCGGCGCTGGCTGCTCGCCGTTCGGCCCCGGAAGTGCTGGCGTTCTGGTACAGCAATGGCCTCGCCGAGTACGCGGGCGATGGCATCGGCAATCGGGTTGATCCAGACGGCCGCGAGCCGGTCGATCCGATTGCGGCGGTCCTGATCGCAGAGGATGCCCTCGCGTGGATGCGGGCGATGCTGCGCTGGAATGGGGCCGGCGTTCGCTGTTCCCGCTGCGGCGGCGCACCGCTGCCGCGCCGTCCGGCGACGCTGATCACGGCAACCGGCGAATGCGGGACCTGCACCTATGCACGCTATGCTGGGGGGATCCCGACGCCGACGCTTGCGAGCGCGATGGATGCGGTCGATCTCCTGCAGGGCAGGGGCATCCCGCAGGAGTACGGCTGATGACCTTTCGCCCCTTCCGCGAGGCGAAGCCCCGGCCGGACTACCGCCGCGACGACGCCGACCAGCTCACGCGGCTTGCGACCGGCGCGCGCGTGCTTGCCTACGCAGAGCAGCAGTACTGGCCCGACCTCCAGCTTCCGAAGCCCTATCGCACCTGGGTGCCGCGCGGACAATGGGCCTGGCGCTGGTGCGTCGAGAACGGCTGGTCGCTCGAGCAACTGACGGCCGTCGAGGCTGCGTTGATCGCGAGGGCATCGAGATGACAGCGCCGCCCGCACCCCCTGACTACATTCCCGGCCGTACGCTGCGTCTCGCGCGGCCTCCGGAGAATCCCCCGCCGGCCGGCCTGAATACCCCGTTTGGCGAGCGCTCAGCACCGCTGTCTCCCAGTGAGTTGCGGCAGACGTTCGGTGCGGTCGGCACGATCTTCTTCGCCGGCATCATCGACACCGGCGAGTACGTCCCGGAGCTCTCCGGCGAGCAGGCGCTCGCTACCTACGAGCGGATGTGGCGCTCGGACGCGCAGGTCGCCGCGACGGTCAACGTCTGGGTGCTGCCGCTGATCCAGGCGACGTACAGCATCGAGGCCGCCTCCGACGCGCCGGAGGACGTCGCGATCGCGCAGGAGACGAGCGACAACCTGCTCCACGGCATGGACGGCCAGACCTGGCATAACTTCCTGCGGCAGTTGTATACGAACCGCGCCGTCTACGGTCACGCCGTCTTCGAAAAGTGCTGGGTCGTCGACGACCAGGGCGCCGTGCGGCTGCGGCGGCTGGCGCCTCGCTTAGCGAAAACGTTGTACCGCTGGTACCCCAATGCCGATGACGCGCTCGACCGGCTCGAGCAGCGCGTCTGGATCAACGCCGACAACGGCGTCACCGGCGCCTTTGCCTTTCCGACGATTCCTGCCGAGAAGCTCGTCGTCTCGACGCGCAACCGCTTCGGCAACAACTTCCTCGGGATCTCGGTGCTACGTCCTGCCTATAAGCACTGGTATTACAAGGACCAGTTATATAGCCTCGACGGCATCGCCGCGGCGAAGAACGCGATGGGCGTGCCGGTGTACTCGGAGCCGGAGAATCAGGGTGCTACGCGGGACAAGGCAAACCGTGACCTCGCCATGAGCGCGCTCGCGCAGTACCAGGTGAACGAGCGCGCCGCCTTCGTCAACCCGGCCGGCTGGAAGTTCGAGTTGCTCGGCGTCTCCGGCCAGGTCCGCAACATCATGCCAAGCATCGAGCATCACGACCTGCTGATCGCCCGTAGCATCCTGGCGCAGTTTATCAACGTCGATAGCGGCGGGACGTTAATTGCGGCGCGCGACTCCTCGAGCTTCTTCCTGCAGGCGCTCTTCGGCGAGGCGCAGGAGGTCGCCGACGACGTCAACCCGCTGATCCGCGAGATGGAGTCGTACAACTACGCGCAGCGGACGCGCTTCAGCACGATCGGCATGCAGGACCTCGACCAGCGCGACGTCGAGCAATACCTGCGCGGCCTCTCGGCGCTGATCACCGCAGGCGGCATCACAGTCAACCAGGAGACGGAGGACGCGATCCGCGACAACCTGAACCTGCCGCCGCTGCCGGAGGCGCGTGGCGCAGGGACCGGCGGCGTCGATCCCATCGGCCAGGGGCCGGAGGCCGATTCGCCGGAGGACGCTGCCGAAGCCGCGGTTAGCCCCGCAGGCGATGTTGGACCAGAGGCCAGCGCCACGCCGCAGGAACTGCGCCGCCGCATCGCGAGCGCCTGGCCGTCGCGGCACAGCATCGGCGGCGGTCGCGCCGAGAGTGTCGTGCGGGTGCCGCGTGCGAGCGGCGAGGTGATGACGCTACGGCGCATGGGCGGGCGCTGGGAGCCGTACGCGCGGCGGCCGAGCACCTGGGCTGGTGTCGCCCTTCTGGCCGAGCCGGGGAAAGGGAGCGAGGTCAAGTGGATTCTGGGCGACGGCGGCAAGAGCGGCAGCCATTGCCCGCAGTGCCTCGAGCTCGCGCAATCCGGCTGGATGGCGGTCGATGAGCTCGACCAGGAGCCCGGCGACGGCGGCACCTACTGCGGGGACGCCTGCACCTGCCGGCTCGAGTACCGGGGCCGGCGTCGCGCGGGTGTGGGCGGGCCGAGCTTCCGCGAGCCGCTGTATCCGGCGCAGGGTCCGGCGCCACGGGCGCGCGGCGTGCTAGAGTAACGTGATTCAGGTTGTCATCCCCTGGACCCGACGCAAAGCGTCGCGGCTTCGGGTGCCCCCAGGATTCTCGGGAATCCTGGGGGGTCCCGTTCGCCGCGAGGTCCAGGGGAATAAGCAGGGGGAGGTCATGGCGCAGCAACCGCAACACACGAGCACGCATCGTGTCGGTGAGACGACACCACCGGTTCCCGAACCCCCGCCCGAGCCGGAACCCGAGAACGGCGAGGAAGACGAGCCCGAGCAGCGCGCCGCCTCGCACCCCCTTGAGGGGCTGATCGGCGAGACGTGGTATCCGGCCGACGAGCTCGCCGAGGTCTGGGGCATCGCCGCGGAGCCGCCGCGCAAGCATCTGCTCGTGTTCCTCCCCGACGGCACGACCGATACGCGGCCCTACGCGCAGCCGGAGATTGAATACCGAGAGGCCTCTACGGGGAGACGGTAATGCCGTGGATCCCGGCCCGCCCAATCGAGCGTTCGGGCTGGACCGAGCAGCCACAAGAGCTCTGGACCGGCGCCGAGGACGTCGCCCCGGCCTCGCTGCCGCCGGTCTATGACCTGCGCCTGCTAACGTACAGCTACGTACGGGCGCCCGTGTGGGCCGCGGCGCATCCGGCTGACTTCTACGCCGAGGCGCGGTACGTGAACGGAGGCCAGCGTGTCCCCTGAACCAACAGACGCGCCGGCGACACAGCCGAAGCCGGCCTCATCCGGCGACAACCCGGTGCATGACGTCTATCCGGACACGTGCTGGTACGAGGACCCGGCGCGCGGCGTGCGTATCCTGACGTGCGCGCATCCGGAAGGCGCGAGTGTGCGCGCCGAGCAGCCCCCAGGGTCGGCGCGAAGCGCCGAGGCTCTGCCTCGCCCTGGGGGAGGAGAGCAGACGTGAGCAGCAATCAACTGCCGGGGTATGACCGCGGCTTGCCCCCTGCCGTATCGCAGCCGCCGACCAGCGTGCCACCGGGGGATCGCTACTACGATCCGAAGCATACGAACGGCAGTCACAAGATCCCGTGAGCGCGGCGATCGCTGCTCCTGGCGTCGATACCGCCCCGCGCTGCTGGCGCTGCGGGCGCAAACTCGCAGCCTACCTGACGCGCCCCTGGTCTCTCCGCTGCCGCAAGTGCGGCGTGCAGAACCGCCAGCCCACGGGCGAACCGCGCCGCACGTGATAATTGGCGTGGTCAGGACTTGATAATTGGCCTGACCAGCGGGCACGGGCTCGTTCAGACGTGAGGACACGCGATGACGACGACCGACCGAGACGCCGAGGTAGCGCGGTTGCGGGCGCGGCTGCTGGAGACGCAACTGGCCGAAGCGAATCGGCAGGCGGACTGGTGGGCGCGGCGCAGCGAACGCCTCTACGCCGCGCTGGAGGCTGCCCGGGACGCCCTGATCCCGGAGCGAGGCGAAGCCTCGGCGCCAGGCGCCGACTCCGGGAGCATCGTGGCGGACGGAGATGCGCCTGACCGCCAGCCCCCGTCCTCCGCTGGGACTCGGGGCAACCGCTGGACCCGCGGCAGAGCCGCGCCCAGGGGGCACGGGGTCCAGCGGAAAGCCCCGACCCCGAGGGTCGGTCCCAGCGGTTGACGGGCTTCGCCCGTGGGCTGGCGGAAATATGCGCAGTTGACAACGCCGCTGCCCTGTCCCTAGGCTAAGCACTGTTTTCAATCAGCACCATTCTCAGCGGCCCTAGCGGCCCCATGGTGTCGGCTTTGCTGACGCCTCCGGGGCCGTTTTCTTGCCAACACGAGAACTCGACTCGAGCGCAGCCCCACGACCTCGAGCGAAGCTCGACGGCTCTGCCGTCGGGTCGTGGGGAGCTCGACCGCAACGCGGCCGGTCGAGTTCTTTGGCCGACGTTCCGACGCTTCCGACGGTCGATATCAGCCACGTCGCGCTCTGTAGCGTTGGCCGCTGGAACGACCGCGACTATACGCGCGACGAGCTCGCCGAGGCGGTCGCCGCTGCCCGCGAGATCGGCGACGCCTACCACGCGCCGCTCAAGCTCGGCCACGCCGAGGGGCAGCAATTCCTCCCGGACTCGCGGGGAACCCGCGAGTCCGGGAGGTTCCTCGACCAGCCGGACGGCGACCCCGCGCTGGGCTGGATCGAGAACCTCTCGCTTGAGGGCGACACGCTCTACGGCGACTTCAAGGCCGTTCCCGAGAAGCTTGCGCAACTGATCAAGGCCGGCGCCTACCGCGGGCGCAGTTGCGAGTTCTGGCTGAACGGCGAGTACGGCGGCACGCTGCGACCGCTGATGCTCAAGGCCGTCGCGCTCCTGGGCATTGACGCGCCCGCCGTCGAGGGCCTCGACGACATCACCGCGCTCTACAACACGCGCGCGGATCTCGCGCGCGTGCTCGATGCCCAAGCCGGCGTCGTCACGACCCTCGCGGGCGAGAAGCCCTACAAGACCGAGGGCGGTACCAAGTACCACGTCTCGGACTACGCCTATACCCCCGACGATGCCGACCCCTCGACCTGGAAGCTCCGCATCGTCAAGAGCCCTGGCGGCAAGCCCGACGCCGGCCAGGTCGGCGCCGCCATCGCGGCCTACGGCAAGGGCTTTCGCGGCCAGAAGGTCAAGATCGCCGCCGCCGACAAAGGCAAGGTCAAGAGCCGCCTGCGCGGCGCCTGGCGCGCGGCGAATCCCGATCGCGGAGAAGACGAGATGCCGGACGCGATCAAAAACAGCCGTTCACGTCTCGGAACGCTCCTCCTGCGGGCGCTTCGCCTCGCCGATGGCGAGGAGAGTGACGAGCCGGCGCCAGCCTCCGGGGGGCTGGTTGGCGCCAAGCTCGCTGACATCCAGACCGCCGTCGAGGACGCGCTCGCCGCAAGCTACCCGCCGGCCGAGCCGGAGGAAGACAGCGACGAGCCGAGCGCGGACGGCCCCTCGCAGAACGTGATCGACTGGTTTCTGAACGATGACCCGCCGTACGTCATCGTCTCAGACCAGGACGTCGACAACCTCTGGATGATTCCCTTCGCCTACGACGGCGACAGCGATAGCGCCACGCTCGGCGCGCCGGTGCCGGTCAAGGGCACCTACACGCCCAATACCAGCGGCGAGGAGACGGGCGAGGCGGCCGAGGAAGACGGCACTGCCTCGACGCCTGAGGCCCCGCCAGAAGACCAGATGGCGACAGCGACCGAGGAGATGCACGCACTTGCGCTCCTCTGCCGCAGCGAGCCCGACGACGCGGCGCTGACAGCGCTTGGAGCAGCGATCCCCGATCGCGAGACGCTGCTGCTCCTCGAGGCGACGGACGGCCAGAAGCTCGTCCAGCAGGTGATCGCCGCGATCGACAAGGCGCTCGGTCAACTCGGCGAAGGCGCTTCCGGCCGGCCCGGCATGGGCTTTATCCGCACGGCGCTGGCCGAGGTCAAACGCAAGCTCGGCAGCATGAAGTTTCCGCAGGCACAGATGGCGGCTCCGAAGCTAACCAGGGGAGGTGACGACGTGGACAGAGCCACGCTGGCGCAGCGCATCGGGCTGCCTCAGACGGCGAGCGAGGCGCAGATCGAGCGACGGCTCGCGCACCTGACGCGCGCGCCGGCGGGATCCCACGCGAATTCAGATTCACGTGGGTACCCGCCGGCGAGGACCACGGCCAGAGATGCACCCCCCGAAATGACCCAGACCGTCGCCACGCTCTCGCAGACGGTCGCCGCGCTCCGCGCCGAACGCGACGGCGAGCGGCTCGAGGCGGCCTTTACCGCCGCCGCGAAGGCGGGCCGGCTCACGCCGCCCGTCCGCGAGGAATTGCGCACCCTCGCCCGCTCCGCCGGCGTCGATGCCGCGATCCGCGTGGTCGATACGCTGCCGGTAGTCGTCGATCTCGTCGAGCACGGCCGCGACGGCGATACCCCCGGCACGCTCCGCGGCCAGCTCTCCCCCGGTGCGCTCGCGATCCTGCGCCGCGACTACGGCGCCGGCTTCGTCGAATCGCTCGCCGACCAGCGGCCGTTGCACGAAAAGCGCGATGCGCTCCAGCGGGGGCTCGAGACCGAGCGGCAGCAGGCGCGGCTCAGCCGGCGACAGGGAGGCGGATGATGGCGGTCCTCACCGCGGACGCAACGATTCTGTTCAAAGGCATGGCGCCCGACATCAAGAGCTACCTCGTCGCCGATAACGTCAAGATCTTTAAGGGCTCGATCGTCTGCCGCGATACAGCCGGGTACGCGAACATCGGCGCCGATACGGCGGCCTTCGTCGCGCTCGGCATCGCGATCGAAGCGGCAGACAACACCGTGCCCGGCCACACGGCCGGCGGCATCCGCATCCGCGTCGGCTCGGGCGGGCACGTGCTCATGCCGAGTACCGGCCTCGCCCAGACCAACGTCGGCGCTCCCGTCAACGTCGCCGATTCCGGCTCCGTCACGCTGACCGGCACGAACGCCGTCCACGTCGGCCGCATTACCGAGTTCGTCTCGGCGACCGCTGCCTGGGTGTTTTTCGCCACGCCAGGCATGAGCCAGGGGGCGTAACCCCACCCCACGCGGCTCGCGCCGCGCGGGGGCCCCGGA